GGTTGAGTACCAGCAGATCAGTGGAGGCAATGGTGCTGTTGGTCAGCGTGAACGACACCGTGGTCGCTGCTGCCAAAGCGGCGCCGTTCAGGGTGATTTGGCCGCAACGCTTGTTGAGGGTCACGCCGGTACTTTTGCTGGTGGCTTGGGTAACCGTGCCGCCTTCGCCGGTGATGTAACCAGCCTTGTCGGTATTCAGGTTGGTGAAGTTGGCGTCCAGCTCGGTGTGGGTCAGTGGGCTGCCCTTGCCGGCGCGGGTGACGATGGTGCTCATGGAAGATCTCCGGTACTAGCAGTTTAGATGCTTATGCCATCAGGGTTCAAATACTTGACGGAAGGTGGCTGTGATGGTGTTGAAGTTGCAGCTCACCTGACTGGTCTGCCATTCGCTGCACACCCACTTGCCGGCATAGCCATTCGGATCAGTCCAATCAAATGACTCAGTAGCACCTCGAGCGCGCAGGAAGGTGAGGATGTTGTCCCGTTCGGTATCATTTCGATTGCTGAACTGAAGCTGCCAGGTCTTTGGTTGTGTGTTCAAGTTATAGGCAAGGCGTTGCTCATAGCCATCGCCGAATTTAACGGTGCGCACCGTAGGCGCTTCGGACAGATCAGCACTGAAGCTCGGCGTGTAGGTGAAAGTGGCCATTATGCGAGCAAACCTCCTGGACGTTTCTGCTTGATCAGTTCCTGCTGGACCGCGATGCCAATGGCCTTGCCAAGCTGATTAGCTTGATTGCCGTCACCTTGCACGTTAGAACCAGCGGCATCAACGTTCACCGTCACGCTCACCGCACCACCGCCGTTAGCTGCCTGCACACCGAGCCGGCCATCACGGCCGCGGCGCAGCGGCATGATCGCTTCAGGTCCGGCCTCACCCATCAGGCCGATGCCCTTGGCGAAGGGGAACATCGTCGGCTTATCGACGATGCCGCCACGGGCGAACTTCTGGATGCCGTTCTGGGCAAAGACGTTGCCCATGGCGCTCCTAGGGATATTGAACAAATCCATCACGCCACCCACCAACGGCCTGATGATGGCCTGCCGGATCGCGATGCGAGCAATGTCGGCGATGATGCTGTTGGCCAGATCGGTGAAGTTCGCCTTGCCGGTGGTGACGAAGCTGGTCAGTTGATCCTCTAGACCTTGGAAGGTATTGACGACGGCATCCCCAACTTGAGCGCCGAAGTTGCTGATCGATTCATAGTAGGCCTTGATCTTCTCATTGAAGTTCGCGCCAAAGCTATCCTCCTGCTCCTTTTGTTTCTTGTTGGCATCATCAAGTGCAGCAGCACGATCACGAAGCAGGCGGATGTGCTCAGCTAGCGCGGGGTTCGTAGCAGCTAAGATGTCAAGCTGCAACAGGTTGATCTGAGCGTTCAGCTTCTCAACTTCAGTCAATACCTTCTTATCGTTTTGCACCTCGCGAATCTTTGCGTCATAGTCATCAAGAGATGGCAGCAGATCTTTGAGGCCTTGCGTTAGCTGCTGATTTGCTAGCTCTGTATTTGCTTTGGAAAGTTGATTGATCAATGTTTCCAGCGGTTTCACGTTCATCTCGCCGCCAGCCGCTCTGATGTCACGGAACAACTTGACGACCTGCTGCGTCAGATCATCAACGGTTCGATCGTTCTCACGAATGGCTTCAGTACGATCGGCCAGCAGTTTCTCCACTGGCGTGCCGCCAACATTGGCGAACGCCGCGTTGGCATCCTCTACCTTTCGACGCAGGCTTTCCTGCAGATCCACCAGCTGCTGCGTCAATGTGTTGCGACGTTGCTGCAGTCTCTCGGCTTCGTTTGCAGCACGCTTAGCCTCCGCAGCGGCTCGCGCATCCGCCCCGCTCATGTCCAGTGCTGTCCGCCCAGTGCGGCGCCCGGTGCCTGGGGATGGGGCATCCGTGAACAACCGCTGGAATTGACCCATGTTCGCTTGAAAGCGCTTCATGAAGTCAGCGCCAAAGCGATCGGCCTCAGCCTGCGCACCAGCGAAGTCGCCCTTAAATGCCAGCGCAGCCCGTTTTGCAAAGGAACCGATCAGCCGAACAGCTTCATCGACGAGTTTGACCATGCCAAGCAGCACAGCCGCCACGCTGCGGATGCCGAACTTGATGACATTGAACAGATCAGTCCAGTCAGTTTTGCTATCAAACAGCTCGCCAAACACTTCGATGATTGACTGCAGAGCAGGGAGTAGTGCGTCGGTCAACTCCATCCCGAAGCCTTGAGTCTTGATCCCAAACTCGGTCAGCGTGTCGTTGAACAGATCAGACCTGGCAGCGAAATCATCGGAAATCTTGAAGGTAAATTTCTCCATACTGGCCGCGCCTTCATTCAGCAGCGGAATCAACTCGGCGCCTGCCTTGCCAAACAAGGCCACGGCCATCTGTGCCTTCTTTGCTCCATCAGGCATATCGGCGAACTTGTCCGCAATTTGCTTAAGCGCTTTATCGGTTGGGATCAGTTGACCGTTGGCGTCTTTAGCTGTGACGCCCAACTGCTTGAGAAGGCGCTGCATGTCGTCGTTGCCCTCCGCTGCCTTCACCAAGTTCAAGTTCAGCTTGTTGATGCCCTTGCCCAAGCTGCCCATATCAACATCAGCTAGCTTGGCAGCATTACCGATTCCGGTCAGAGCGACAGCGGCGATGCCAGTCTTGGCTTGAAGGTTGAACAGTTCATCGCCGGCGTTGATAGATTTCTTCACAATCGCCGAGAGTCCGCCAACGATTGCACTCCCAGCGATAGCTGCACCAAAGCCAGCGACGGCACCCTTCAGACCATTAAATGACATGGCCGCGTTCTTGGCCTGCCCCTGCAATCCCTGCATGGAATTGCCAAGCCGTCGGATATTGTTTTCGCCTTGAACGTCTGCCTTGATCCGCAGCATGGCATCCATGTTCATCGCCATGGCTATGCCCCCTGTTTATTGATCACGGTCATCGCTGCGGCCTCCATGATTTGCAGGTCCTCCAGCAGCGCGCGCGGTTCCTCTACGTCGTACAGCTTAAACAGCCAGCGCACCGCTGCATAGTCCAATCCGATCACCCCGCTCATCGTGGTGCGCCATTGCGTCTGAACTCGCAGGAACATCTCGACCACTGGCCAGTTCTCCGGCCAAATTCCGAAGTCTTCATCCGGTGGTGGTGGGAGGTCTTGCAGCTCAAGACCAAAGGCCGCGGCATCGTCGGCGGTTTCGTCCACAACGCCACCGCCTGCCCAATGCTCAGCGGCCTCGATCAGTTTTTTCGCTTAGCCCCTTTGATGCTGTCCATGTAAGCCTTCAGCACAGCGATGGCGAGGAACGGCACCTCGAGCAATTCGTCGAGTGCTTTCTGGCTGAAGGGGATCTCCTTGCCATGATCATCATTGATGCCAGACCAACCCACCAACACATCGCGGGCGATGTCGGTGATTTGATCCAGGTCGCCCAGGTCTTCGAGCTTCTGCAACTCGGCGACCATTGGACCGATTTTGCTTTGCGGCAGGCGCTTGAACTCACCATCAAAGGTCTGGCGCTCGTGGCGGCCACCATCGATCGGGAGATCAAAGGCGACCGGCCACGAGTAAGTGCCGGACTGCTTAAGTACGAAAGCCAAGATCAGGTGTAAACGAGACTGAACTCATCATTGCCTGAACTGGTCGGAACTGCAATAAACGGCATGTTCAGCATCTGCACGCCATCCTGATCCGAATAGGTCAGGTTGCCCAGATCGGACTGGGCAGTGGTCACCGTGGCGATGTTGCCGCCGGTCGTGCCGTGCTGGAAGGTGATGCTGCCGGTGCTGCTGCCGGTAGCGATCGTGAAGAAGTCCTTGGCCGCAATGGTCGGAGCTTCGATCACGATGGTGCCGCTGGGCGCCCGGTTGGTGATCATGATCTCCTTCGAGCAGCCGACCAGCTCGCGATAGATCACGTCGTTGGCCATGCTGAAGTTGTAGCTTTGCAGGCAGCCGCTGTAGGAGAAGGCGGTGAAGTTGGTGGTGTTGCCCTGCTTGAAGATCAGCGGGGTGGCCTGGTTGGCGTAGGTCGGGGTGGGCAGCGTCTCATCGGTCGGGGCGTTGTAGATGCCCGTCATGGTGAAGCTGATCACGGGCACCTGGCCAACCTCCCCGGAAATCTCAAAACTTCCGCGGCAGCCGGTCAGCTTGTGGCGAATGCCATCCTCGTGGTAGTGGATGGTGCAGCTCTCGAAGCCGCTGCTCTCGGGCGCGTAGGTGGCGCTGGTGCTAGTCACCAGCGTCTCAGATAGGCCGCAGCTACGCAGCACCGGACCATAGGCCGGAGCGGTCCCAGCAGTGCCGGAGCCAGCCAGCTCCACCTCGAAGGTCACCTCGACCCGGGTCTGCGCCAGCAGTTGATCGGCTTGCCCCATGTAAGGACGCACCAGGTCGCGGTTTACGGTCTCAGCGACCAGCGGCTGGATCTCGAGGTTGCGCACCAAGATGGCATTGCTCGAGCCGGTCGGGCTGGAGTCAGTGGCGTAGGTGGTTTCAATCTTCGCCAGGATCAAACGCCGGCGTGTCAGAACTGAGGCCATTGGTGGCTACCTCGGGTTGGGGGTGGGGAGCCGGCTGGGTCCGCTCGACGAGCTTTCGCTTGCCGGTTTTCTTGTCGACCAGATAGCTGCCGCCCTGGCCTTTGTATTCGTCCATCATCGTAGCTACTACGGACTCTGCGCCAAATTAGCGACTCGAGTCCGATACTTCACCACGTAGTCGCAGGAGATCACACCAGATGGCTGGTCTGCCTCCTGCATATCGAAGCTAACTCCAGTCGGTTGCACGTCGTAGGCATGACCTCCGACCGTCAGATCTGCCATCACTTTTGCGTGCAAACTCTCCACGATCGGATCAGCCACTTGGTCTGGGATGTTGCCACGCACGATCACGGCAACGCGCACGGTGAGCGTCCAATCCAGCGTCGGGGTGCTGGTCAACTGCACGCACACATCATTGATCGGCTCGACCACAATCGCCGGCAGCTCGCCCCTAGCCAGCGGCTCCACCCTGCTGCGATAGATTCTGGTGCTCACGCCAGTGGTGCCTGTCAGCGCCGTGCGGATACCAGCCAGGATCGACTCGCGCTTCGTTGTCATGCCGATGCCACCTGCACCACTGTGCAAATGATGCCCGGAATCCCCGGATGCGCGAACGGACTGGTCGCCGCGGCCTCGGCGTGGATGTATGCAGCAGCGTTGCTGGTTGCCCAGATCAGCTCGATGTAGTCCGCCGCCGCCAGCTTGAGGATGAAGTTCACCGTTCCGATCACATTGCCGTCGATACCGCCATGCCTGGCAATGATGCTGAACTTGCTATCACTGTCGGCCACATTACCACTAGCGCCATTGTCGTTCTTGCGGAGCCAAACGTTGACATCATGGATGCTGGAGTCAGTATTGCTGAACTGGATCGAGAACGTAAAGCTGTAGATGCCAGGGTGGTCAACCGTGATCCGGCTATTGGAGATCACATTGATGCCACGGTTGTCTAGGTCGTTCTTCCGCAACAGGATCGACGTTGGCGTATTAGCTGTAGCGGTCTGCGACGTTGTATCCCAGAACGATGCCCAGTTCGCAGGACTGCTGAAATACGGCAGCGTGTTCCACGCTGTCCTGCCGTCACCAATCTTCAGGTTGCCGGTCTGACTTTCAAGGCCAGGCTCTCCTGCCATCAGCACAGGATTCTGTGCTGCCCACTGGCTCCGTGTGTTGACCTTGAAGGGACCGCTCATGTCTTCTGTATCCCGAGCTGAACGAACTTGCCATCGTCAATCAACATCGTCTCGCGGACGGTGTAAGCAGTCCCATCCACAGTGATCGAGTCGCCGCGGATGAGACTGCCAAATGCGGAGGTTCTGGCTGTCAGCGTGTAGTCGGTGGTGAGCACCATCCCATCGCTGATCACCTGGCTGGGCATATCCAGGATCCCGTTAGCGGTAGTGGCGCCAGCCGTGCAGCTGACGCCAAAGTCCGCCAGGAAGATATCCAGATCCTCCGTCAGAGCCATGATCAGCCGTACTTCGCAGAAGCCAGACCGATCACAGCCACGGCACCGGCGCCGGTGCCACCAGCCACGGTGATGGAGACCTTCACAAAGCGCTTCAGGGAAGTCACGTTGACGAAGATCTTTTGCAGCGAAGCAGTGTTTGCGGTGGTGGTGGTGAAGCCGCCACCAGTCACGTCGGTGTAAGTACCGCCGGAGGTGTCGGATTCGGTCAGCTTCACGGCGTAGGTGATGCTGGCACCGCCGGCTTCGGCGTCCAGAAGGACAGCCATATCGCCTTCATAACCCTGCAGGTCAACAGCAGAGCCGGTGCCTGTAGCAGTTACAACGTCATTGCGGAGCAGACCCAAGACCGTGGTCTTCGAGCCAAGATTGTGGATGGTCATGATTTAGCCCTCCGTCGAGGGGTAGATGGTTTAGGTGCTGGTTGAGCAATTTCCTCAACCAAATCGGCCACCTTGTCGGCGACCGCAACAGCTTTGCCAATGCCGATCAACAGCTTGGCGTCCGAGGGGGAAGCCTCATGGACTTCCCCGAGACGGATCACCTGGCCTGCCAGCATTGT